AGGATTCTTGAAATTGATTTTCAAAAGTTCTGTCCCATTCAGGCTCCAAGCCCCAATGGACTTTCTCTGCATTCGTGGACATAGTACACTATCTTATCATCGGACTTTTTTCTGTCAAGCCCTTGACAGGGAAGAAAAGGTGGTTTATACTTGTCCCAACGCAACGAAGATACTCCAAGCGTTTGGAGTCGTTGTGAGTGCCTCTACAAGAGGAGCATTGTAATGTCAGAGAAGATTGAGAGCAAGCCGCGCCCGAAGCCACAGAAGGTTTTCGTGCAGTCATTGAACAAGGTCGGTCAGGTCAAGAAGGTGGAGCGCGATCCCGTGTGGGGTCTTCAGTATCTTGTCAGCATCTACTCACCAGAGTGGATCGGAGAGACCGCCCCCTATGAACACCATTGGGTCAAGGAAAACGATGTTGTTCCTGTGAAGGACGGCAACAAGGAGAACAACTGATGTCTATTATTGACATTGACGAGTTCGAACTTCTCGCATTGGATCCCGCCGATCCCGTGAACTATGATCCCATCGAAGACGATGAGGATGATGAGTTTGAGGATGACGAGGATTTTTACGATGAAGACGATGATGAGTCCGACTCCGATGATGATGATGAGGAGGAGGAGGACGAGGACGAGGATGATGATGTGGACGGAGAGGAAGACTTCTATGAGGACGATGAAGAAGAGGAAGAGGAGGACGAAGAGTCCTACTGATTGAGAATCCACCTTGGCGCGGTGATCGACCACCGCTTTTTGGCCCTATCGTCTAGTTGGTCCAGGACACTCCCCTTTCACGGGAATAACAAGGGTTCGAATCCCTTTAGGGTCACTTTCTGCTATACTCAAGAACATGAACATCTTTTACCTAGACCCCGATCCAAGCAAGTGCGCCCGTATGCACAATGACAAGCATACGGTCAAGATGATTCTTGAATATACGCAACTGCTGTCCACCGCACACCGTCTTCTTGACGGCAAGCAGTCGGTGGTGACGATCAACAACCGCAAGCGAAAGCGTTGGACTCTTGATGATCCGAGCATGAACACCAAGTTGTTCCTTGCATCGCATATCAACCATCCCTGCGCTATTTGGGCTAGGCAGTCGGAAGACCAATATCTGTGGCTTTATCAGTTGCTCACGCATCTGTGCAAGGAATACACGCATCGGTATGGGAAGACCCATGCTGTTGTCGGTCGTTGTTGGGATGATCTACGAAATCCGCCCAAGAGCCTGAAGGGGATCAAGGGTTTCACGCAGCCCCCACAGGCAATGCCAGAAGAGTTCAAGGTCAAGGGCGACTCCGTGACTGCATACAAGAACTACTACATCGGCGCAAAGCACAGGATGGCAAAGTGGACAAATAGGAACATTCCTGATTGGTGGTGCATAAATACAGTACCAACCAAGGAGGTTCAGGATGCCATTCTATGACTACAAGTGCGGGGATTGCGGACACGCATTCGAACAGATGCTACGCATAGCCGACATGGAGAAGCCTACCAAGAAGAAGTGTCCCTCCTGCGGAAAGAAGAAAGTAGAACTTGTCGTGGGCGCACCCGCTGTCTGCGATTCGGTTCGCATCGGCGTTCGCAAGCCCGACAAGGGTTGGCAGGAAGTCATGGCAAAGGTGAAGCAAGCGCATCCACGGCACAACATGCGTACTAGCCGCCAAGATTGGATGCATTGAAATGAATTTCCCAAGACTACGCTCTGTCGAACTTTCCGATCTTGGTCGCTTCTACGAATCGCCGTCCACGGGGATGTGGTATCCGTCCGTGACCACGGTCACGGGTTTTGAGAAGAAGGACTTCTGGGCTGCATGGCGCAATGATCCCAAGAACATGGAAATCTCCAAGCAAGCGATTGCCCGTGGCAACAAGTTGCACGAAATCACCGAAGCCTACCTCAAGGGCGAACACGAAAAGGTGAAGGCTGCTCCGCTTGGTGACAAGAACCTTTTCATGCTCATCAAGAAGCATCTTGACAAGATCACCAACATCTACGGTCAGGAGCAGTCGATGTGGTCGGATACCCTGCGCCTTGCAGGACGCTACGATTGCATCGCTGAATACGATGGCAACATTTCTATCATCGACTTCAAGTCCTCCCGAAAGGAAAAGCGAAAGTCCGACATTCAGAATTACTTCCAACAGGCTTGTGCGTATGCCCATATGTGGGTCGAACGAACGGGTCAGAAGAAGTTGCCGCAGACGGTGATTCTCGTTGCCTGTGACAGCGGTGTCGATCAGGAATTCATTGAGGATTCCAAGAAAGCCCGTGAAGGCTTGAAGAAGGCGATTGACTTGTACTGGTCAAAGAACGACTTTCAGGAAATTCAAGAAAGAGTGAATGATGAATTGGCTAAAGCGACTAGTGAAGTGGCTTAAGGGTTTCTTCGTGAAAGCGCAGGATTCCGCGCAGCCGAAGGTTGACTCCAAGGGCGAACCTCGTTATCATTGCGTTCGCATCTTCCGCAAGGAGGGGGACGAACTGATCATGCTCCTGACGGAAGAGGAAATGGAAAACGGAATTCGCCGTGCAATTGAACAAATCGGCGTAGTCCCCTACTCGGAGTAAGCATGGGATCGATAGTGAACATCAGCCAAGACTTCTCAAAGGAAGTCGAGGAATTCGTCAAGCAGCAGAAGGAACCGTCATACATTGACGCGGTTCTGCACATCTGCGAGAAGCATGGCGTGGAGCCTGACACGGTTTCCAAGATTTTGAGCAAGCCAATCAAGGAAAGACTCAAGGTCGAAGGGCAGCGTCTGAATCTCCTCAAGAAGGACTCCAAACTTCCCCTATGAACGGGTATGAAGCCTACAGAATCTATGTCTCCCTGAAAGCGCATTTCAGAGGAGACAAATATGACTTCTTCAGGTTCGGGAGGCTGTCTCCCAAGATGCAGACATTTGAAAACCGCAAGGATCGCCACTTCTTCGACAAGTTGGCAAAGCGTCACAGCACGGACGAAGGCATGGTTCGTTTCCTTGTCTCGCAGATGCATGAGAATCCAAACCTGTGGATCGGCTCCATGGTCGGTGAGGAAGCGAACCAAAGGTTCTTGGAATGGCGAAAGCGCAACGAGCGCATGACTTATCAGTTCGGTGAGGACATCAAGACGCTCGTCCGATATTCATCGATACATGAGCAGTTCACTCCGAATGCATGGGGCAAGTTGTTCATCGCGGAGAACAGCAACCATCCCAAGATTCTGAAACTCCTGATGCAGAAGAAGATCACTCCCGAGACATTCTGCATCCTTGACCACATCATGGATTTCACGAAACATTGGGATGCAAAACTTCAAAACGATCCCATTTGGGACGAGATGCGTGGGCGCATTCGCGGATACAGGATGTTCGCGGTTCACGCTGCCAATCTACAGAATCTGAAGGAATCGGTCAGGAAAATCCTGTGCGAAAGCACTTGACCGAAACATAGATAACTGTATACTATTCCATACTTCTCACACAAACACACGAAAGGACACTAAACATATGGGATTCTCAGACCTCAAGAAGAAGTCAAAGACAATGACGGAACAACTCTCCAAGGAAATGGAGAAGTTGAACAGCAAGGGTGGGTATGAAAAGGATGATCGGTTCTGGTCGCTTGAGCGCGACAAGGCGGGCAATGGCTATGCCGTGATTCGCTTCCTTCCTGCAATCGAAGGAGAGGAGATTCCTTGGGTGCGCGTGTTCAGCCACGGCTTCAAGGGCAAGGGCGGTTGGATGATCGAAAACTGCCCGACCACGATTGGCAAGAAGTGTCCGATCTGCGAAGGAAACAACGAACTGTGGAACAGCGGCGTGGAGTCTGACAAGGCAGTCGCCCGTGACCGCAAGCGCAAGTTGTCCTACATCAGCAATATCCTGATTGTCAAGGATCCCGCGCACCCCGAGAACGAGGGCAAGGTGTTCCTCTTCAAGTATGGTGCGAAGATCTTTGAGAAGATCAACGACAAGATGAACCCGAAGTTCGATGACGAGAACCCGATCAATCCGTTCGACTTCTGGCAAGGCTGCAACTTCAAGTTGAAGGCAACCATTGGTGACGGTGGTTATGTCAACTACGAGAAGAGTTCATTCGAGGCTTCGTCTGCCCTGCTTGACGGGGAGGATTCGGAACTTGAGGCTCTTTGGAAGAAGGAGCATTCGCTACAGGCGTTTGTGGCTCCCGATCAGTTCAAGTCCTACGATGAACTCAAGGATCGTCTGCACACGGTTCTCTTCACGGAAGCACCCGAGAAGAAGGCTGACGAGGAGCCTGTCCGTGAGTCCCTGTCGCAGAAGTTTGCCAAGAGCAACAAGGCTACGGAGGAAGCGGTCAAGCCCGCTGCCAAGAAGCCCGCTCCCGCAAAGGCAAGCGAGGACGAGGGAGAGGACGATGCCCTTGCCTACTTCCGCAAGTTGGCGGAAGAGGACTGATCAACCCCATCCGTGAGAGTCATGCAGCCGCCATCCGAAAGGGTGGCGGTTGTTCTTTAATTTGAAATCAATGCGCGAGTCGGATCGGCATGGCGGATCGGATTCGGTGAAAGAGGAACAGGTATTGCCGCTCCTCCACCGCCACCGCTGATGTTCGTGGTCGGTGCATTGTTGACGATGTTGGTGATGCCGACTCCTCCTGCCGCTCCTCCCCCCGCTGACATCTGCTGTCGGAGGTTTTGTCTCATGGCAGCAGCACCTTCAACACCGTATTCTGTATTTTCTCTCGCTATTATCTCAGCAAGTTGCTTCTTTCTTTCTTCTCTTTCCCGCCGCCTTTCCTCTAGGATTTTGCTTCCTGATGAAGCAGTTGTCGCAAGAACCGGCGATTGCACTTCCTTGGAAGTCTCTTCCCCACCGCCCATGCCAGGTATGAATGAAAGAATGCTTGATGCATATTGCTTCAATTTACCAAACAAGTTTCCAACGAAGTCAAAGAACTCCATTATGGGCGAAACAACAGGCTCCAAGGATTCTGCCAATGCTTCAACTGCAAATTCCCACAAGCCAACGACATAATCCCATGCTGCCGTTATCTTTTCGTGCCACCACAGGATTCCGTATGCCAATGCATCAGTCAGGTCTTCCCACAAGCCAACGACATAATCATAACCATCCTGTATCCATCCTGCCCATATGAGCATTCCATCGGCAAGCAACCCTACTGTTGAATCCCATACTCCGTACACATAGTCCCATGCTTGTTCTATCCATCCTGCCCATATCAACATGCCGTCAGCAAGAAGACTTGTGGTTTGATCCCAAAGATTGTACACATAATTCCATGCGGACTTTATAGCATCCCACCACCACAGCATTCCATATGCAAGCATGTCGGTCAACTTGTCCCACAGTCCATAGACATAGTTCCATGTGTCGGTTATGAGTTCCCACCAGAACATCATTGCATCGGCTATGGTGTCCGTGATCATCTCGTAGTAACCGATGATGAAGTCCCATCCTGCCTTTATCACTTCTCCCCAATATGACAATGCATTTCCTATGAGTTCAGACAACGAACCCATTTCGGCTCCTGCCGAGAACAGGTCAGTTATGAAGTTCACGATGGGCTTGAGGAACTTGTTCCAGAAGTTCCCAACGACTATGGTCAATATTTGAAACAAGGCAGTCACGGGAGTCAGCAATATTCCTATTGTCTTGAACAGGACTTTGAAGATCGGCACAAGCAGGGAAATGATCGGGTAGATCACAAAATCGTAAACCAACTTCACCACTTCAAAAATCAACTTGAATGCAAATCTGGCTATGGCGATCACCGGCTTGAGCAGCGTGAACACCACATCGAAGAGAATCATTGCAAAATCTCCGAGCGCACTCAATGCTTCGAATATCGGCTTTAGTGCATCTTCATAGAGAGACACGAATATCGGCTTGAGTATCCCGTTCCACAGTTGCATCATTGTTCCGAACAGCCACTTGAATACATCAACAAACAGGTTGACAAACCCCGATATCTCCGAAAATATTCCGTCCAAGGATGCAGACAAGGCAGAATACATCTTTTCAAAGTCCAAGGCAAAATCGGAGAGTCCCAAGGTGAAGAACGCGGCAACGCCTTTGAGCAGTCCAACCATGATTGCCTTGAAGACTCCCTTGAATCCTTCGGTCTCAAACTTCTTGAATGCCGAGACCACGGTCTCTATTGCGGTGGGAATCACGGTAAGGAAGGGCAAGAACTTTGCCAACTTTCCGCCGAACTCAAAAGCCTTTATGAATGGATCTATTGCCCCATAACCGAACAATTTCTCTATGGCATTCATGGTGCCGTAGAGAATGCCGTCTGCGCTGAGGAACCCCCGCAATTTTCCTCCTATGCCCGTGAAAATGTCACCGAAGAAACCCAATATGGTCTTGAGCCTTGGTATGCTGCTTCCAAACACGCTTCTCAACATGACGAGACCGTAATCAACTACGCCGCCTATTGACTTCATTGCACCAAGCAGCATTTTTCCAAGAATGCTGAAAGATTCTCCGATGTATTTGACAATTCCCTTCAATTCATCGGCAAGGGGAAATGTCTCCATGAAGGTCTGAAAGACCGCTCTTCCTGCTTTCCCCAAGACATTGAATACGGGCGAAAGTCCGGTGTAGAAAGACTTGAACAAAGTTTGGTACGCCTTTACCACGGGAGTCAGGAATCCGATCAGAAATCCTGCTCCTCCACCGGCAATCGTTCCGAGTATTCCTGCTCCCTGACCGCTTGCACCACCCGCTCCACCCAATCCAAGAAGACCTCTGCTTCCCCCTGCAAGGCTGCTCCTGCCGATGATGTCCTTCAAGGCAGTCATTATCGGATTTGTTGCCCCTGCATACATTGGGCTGATTTCGCGCATCGCCTCCTTCATGGAGGCTTGCAACTGCTTTCCAAATCCAACGGTGCCAGCACCCCCTGCCGTCTTTGCTTCTCTCTTTTCCTCTTCGGCGGCATGAGCCATTCTCTTGTTTGAATCGGCAATCTCCTTGATGCTCTTGTTGTTCTCCTTCATGGTGTCAAGGAGGGACTTCTCGTTCTTCAGCAAGTCACCAATCATTTCCCCCGTGTCGTTTTCGTGCTTCGATATGTCGCCCAAAATCTTGTTGGTGACAGCACCTTGCTGCTTTATGTCACCAAGGGTCTTGTCCATCTGTGAATTTTCGAGGGGATTGTTCTCTGCCATTGTCCTTTTTCAGGCTTACCCTTGTTTCATCGAAGCCTGTTCTTGATCCATTCTCTCCTTCTGTTCCTTCACATAATTAACCAGCAGTCCTATGTAAATCTGTCGTTCCCACGGAATCATGTTCTCTATCTCCGTGAGACTGAAGTTGTGTTCCTTCAGCATTATGAAGTTGGTCTGCAACACATTCGACAGACTCTCATAATGCATGATCAGGTAAAAAAATCTTGAATACCTCTGATGGTGATCTTGTTGTCAGTATCGCACTTTGCACACTTGAATTCCACTTCCTTACGCAGAGCGGGCATGTCTTGGAAGAACTTGATGATCTTTTGGAACATTCCCTGCGACATGTTCTCTATGAATTCCATGACTTCTTCCTTGCTGAAATTCTTGGTTTGATAGGTCTTGTCACCGTCATAGATTACCTCAATGCATGAAGCGATCAATTTCATGGAAAGTTCGGCGTTCTGCACAGGGTCATCCTTGTCCTTGTCTCCTGCCGCAAGCAAGTCCTCGTTGCCCATGTTGGGATACTTCATTATGACTCCCATCTTTTCCGACAACTTGATGGTATTGCTGTGATTCTCGCTTGCCGAGACATTTACGGAAAGAAGATCAACCTCCACGGCATTAGGCTCATCACACTTCAGGCACTTCATCTTCGTGGAGACTTTTTCTCCTACAGAGCGAATGCGTAATTGAAGCAGGATGTACTCAAGGTCGAAGGGAGGGCATGTTTCGACATCAATTTCACCGAATGTGCAGTTCTTGATGACATCCTTGCTTGTGCTTTGAATCTGCTTTGGGTCTTTTGACTCCATTGCAAGAAGCAGGAGTTTTTCCTCTTTGACAAGGAAAGGACGATACTTTATCACCTTCTTGGTGGAGGGGAGGGTCAATTCATAGGTTGGTGTAGCGATAATCGGTATAGCCATTGTAATCTCCTTAAGACATGGTATTTATTGTGATTTACGCAACGGAAACCTGACCATTGTTCGCAAACGGAGTACCGGCAGGGAAGTTGGTGTTTCCGCCTCCCGCTTGCAATGTTTCCAATCCTCCCAAGTCTATGGTCTTCACCGTGCCTCCATCTGCATAAGCCTGACCATTTGCAGGGAGATTTCCTGTCTTTGTTGCAATGGTTGTTTGTGCGATCTCGCTGTTTGCAAGTATGCCTTGGCTTCCGCTGCCCCTGATCACCGAGCCGTCTATGCCGATGTTTTCGGCACCCTGATCCTGCATGAACTTGGTGAGATTGCTCGACAACGGGTTTGCTGCAATGTCAGCCAAGTCCTGCAACTGCTGACTGACCATCTTGTCGTATGTGGTGATGTCCACCGCCTCTCTGAATGCAAAGCCGATTCTCAAGAATGTGGGCTTGCTTGAACTTGCCCATTCGACAGTTCCACCATTCACGCTTATGTTTGCAGGATATAGTTCGGTAAAACGAAGCCCTCTCAACTTGTTTTGTGAATATGCAGACTGAATGTCTGCAATTGTCTTGTAGTTATTTGGTATGAACAGCAGAGTTGCCCTCGTATCCTTTGCAAAGTCATCGTAGAAGGAAACATAGCGGGAAACAGGGTCTACTATGGAATCCATCCACTTCCTGAAGAACCCGAATTCGGCCATGTCAGGTGAGCAGTAGAACTGCATGGCAAGTTCATCGTCAAATGTTGCCGTGTAGGGTACTTTGCGAATCGGACCGGCGATATCTCTGTCCAATTTCGAGAAATACTGCGAAGGTACATTTACGCTCCAGCAACGAAAGGAAAGCCTTTTGTCGAAGTTGGTCTGTGCAAAGCCAAACTTGTCGTTTAGCCAAGGACTTTCAATGAAAACCATGAAACGATTTGGCAGCGCATATCCATTCGATGCCGCATCATGTATGTAACTCTGCCATGCCGAGTCCTGACTGAACTTGGTTTGCCCGACATTTGGCGGAAAAAACGATGACAGGTAACTTGGTATTAGGTTTACTGCTGTTTGGAAGACTGACATTAGAGTTTCCTTCTGGATTCTTTCCAGACTTGTTCTTTGATCATCTTTGCGAACCGATCAAGCGGAAGGAAGAGCATGAACTTCCAGTAAAGAGGAGGTACTTCCGTCACTTTTGTCACGATGTTCTTGTAATAGTATCTCTTGATGGTCGGCTTGTAGTATCTCAAGGCTCCTGCTGCCTTCAGGGTTCCATAGTTCAGGCTGAAGATGGCGTTGGGATTTCTGTCAAATTCCTCATCATTTACATAGGTCTGCAAATTGTTGAAAAATCTGGCGCGATCATTTGGGTGGAGGTAATGAAAATTGAGTCCCAAGAACCCGTCTTCGGTGTAAGAAACCACAAGGGCAAGAGGAAAACGATCATAGTATTTCAAGTCCTGTCCTGTTTTGGGGTTGTATCCAAAAAGGTAAATCTTGCCAGTTTGAAATGTGACGGACTCACCTGATGTCTTTATGACGCTTTCGGTATTGATTGCTCCCACATTTGTCAAATTGTCTCTCAACCAATTCGTAGCCTTGCGAGAGGTCATGTCGATGCCCTCCGCAAACATCCGCCGCAGTATTGCAATTGCGTTTTGTTGGCTCATTTGCTGTTTCCGAATATCTCGTTTTCGGTGAGAATTTGAAACTTCCATTTCCTGTCAGCACAGTAGTTTCTTGCGGCTTCCCATTTTGCGCTGTTGATCATCCAATCCCTGACTTCCATCAATTTGCCCTTGCCCACCTTTGCGCCCACGCTCACGGGTGCGGGTTGCACCGTCTTCTTCTTTGGCTTTATCTCAACAAGCACAGTTTCTATCACTCCATCCTTGTTCTTGGTCTTGATCCAAAAGTCCACGAAGTAGCGATGAATCTTGTTGTCGAACGGGGATCGATATGGAACGATCACTTCCTCCGAAGACCACTCTATGATGTTTGAATTGGTATCACAGAAGACCATGAACCTTCGCTCCCAAAGCGACCGATACACACAATTAGTGGAGTCTCCTCGGTACTTGCTCGGGTTCGTTGGCTTGTAGAATCCTTTGTAACTTCCTCTTGGAATGATAGGTCTCCTCAATTTGATATTTAGCAGATTTGCGCTAAATAACAGGTACAGGAGACCTACCCCCTTGAATTCATCCTCATTCCTACAAAGACTTTATGGAAATGGCAGAGCCTTTCAGGGTTCTGCCGATGGACAGGCAGACAGAGATTTGTCCCGTGTCTCTGCCGTACCATACTCACCAACGGAGAAGTCCTTCTATCGTTATCCATTTGATCTTGGGGATTCGCCCGAACACCAGAACTTCATAGTCTTTGACATCTTTGAAAACCAAGGCGAGGGGTTGAAGTCCGTTCGTGGAGAAAAACCTTTCTTTGCATCTTCTCTTGAGAAAGGAAAGGGAATTGCGGGTTCAATAGCAAAGGGAGCGCAAGCAATTGGCAAGGTTCTTCCTGAATCCACCATAGGCGGTGCTTTGGCGGGAAAAGTACAGAGCATAGCCACGGGCAAGGCATTTAGTGACATCAAGGTTGCCGGTGATTTCACGGTGGGAAATATTGTCTCGGCGGCGAATCTCGTCAATTCGGGTCTTGCAACAGGATCGATACAGCAACTCGCACAGGCGGGAAAGCAGAACATCGACCAACTCGGAAAGGGGGAAGAAGGATTCGTCCAAGAGGCATTGGGGTTGGGTGGAAAGATGCAAAGAGCGACAAAGACTGTCTTTCTCTACATGCCAGGCGGGATCAATGCAAAGTACTCCATGAAGTACAGTCAAGATACCAGTTTTTCCACGCTTGATACCATGGCTACGGGAATTCAGGGCGGAATCAAGAATTTGATGAGCATGGCAACAAACGGGCAACTTGATGCAGCCACAAAGCAGGCTTCAGAAGCATTGAGCAAGCAATTGGGAATGGGAACGGTCAAGCAAATGGACGAGGCTCTGAAGGATGTGGGAGACAAACTCGGTCTTGAAGGAGACTTGAATCTCAAGAAGTACCTTGAAGCCGGTCAGCGAAGAGTGCAAAACCCATTTGTTCTTCAATTGTTTGAAAGCGTTGAGCGAAGGACTTTTGATTTTGACTTCGAATTCATACCAAAGAGCAGGAAGGAAGTCGATGAAGTCTACTCCATCATTCGTACCTTCAAGAGATATTCCTTGCCTTCCCGTTCATACGGTGGTCGTTTCCTTGATTATCCAGCGGAGTTCAGGCTGACATTCGTGAACACGGACAAGGAAAACCTTTACTTGAGCCGCATGGCTCGCTGTGCGCTGACGGACATTCAACTCAAGTACGGCACAAACCCCTTCACTACATTCAGACCGGATGAGGAAGGTGCTGCTCCCACGCAGATCACCATGAGCCTTTCGTTCAGCGAAATGGAAATCCTCACACAGGATCGCATCGACCAAGGATTCTAATCCATGCCCTACTTCTCATACTTTCCCTCAATATCGTACACGATGGACAAGAATGACCTTACAAAGGTACAGGTCGTCAAGGATGTCACGGTCAGGGCAAAGATAAGCGACTACTTCAAGAATGCCGCGATAACCTCGCTGCCCTATGAAATTCAGGACGGCGAGAGACCAGAGACCCTTTCCCACAGGATCTATGACAGAGCCGATTTGCATTGGCTCATTCTTCTCTTCAACGAGATTCACGATCCGACATTCGAATGGCCATTGTCATCTGCGGAACTTGAGAGTTACATCTCCGAGAAACACAGGGGGTATACCGTCTATTATCCCGATACGGCAAGAATACCCGATACCTTTCAGTTGCAGAACACATTGCTGTTGAGCGGGGCAAAAACGATACATCAGGACTTGTCAAACGGAACAACCGTGTCCGCAGACATCATCAAATGGGATCCGACATACAATTCCATAGTCATCGATGGGGAACAGGCATCCTTGTTTGATCCTACCTATGACTACATCTATTCGCAGGACGGATATGCAAGATTCTATCTTGACAATGATCCTACGAAGATCCTCGCCTTCTCAAGATTGCAGCCAAGGCAATTTTCCGTTCATCATTTTGAAGACTCGGATGGAAACACC